CGGCTGCATCGGAGGTTGACCAAGAAGTTGCCCCAAAATAACTCTCTCGAGATCGCAAATATGACATCGAGAGCTCATCAGCCGAACCAATTCCATGAAAGGAAGGATCGATTGAGAGTTCTTGTTTAGGATCTAGAGACAACTTCTGCACTGGAGTACCAATACCCGAACTTGCTAGCATAGGAGCATTCATTGGCTGGTAAGGACAAACATTCTCAATAACGGGAACGTTCGTATAACCAAACAAAGAAGCTATTTTGCTAATAGCCCCGGCACCGATCTCTGTTGCTCTTGCAAAGCGCCCTATTACGGGAACCTTGGTCAGAGCACCTGCTGCAGCTGCAATTGCTGAAGCAGGTAGAGAAACGGGTCCATCTCCATACTCATCACCCTGTAGTGACAGTTTAGAAGTAGAACCCATCAACTCCACATCAGTCATCCAAGCGTAAGTCCGGACAGTAACTGTGGTAGAACCACCAGAAACCGCCACGGCCAAAGGCGCAAAGATGACATGATTGATCGTACCCATCTTCTGGACCTCCGCCAAACTTGTAATATCAAGCCAGTTTTTATGCAAGAAAAATCTGCATACCATCTCACCACCAGCGTTAGCCTGTGGATGGATGAAAAAACCTGGTTGTTGAGAATACAAATTCAACAGAGGTACACTCGAAGTTGGGTTGGTGCGCACTTTATCTGCCACAAACCCCAAAAGGGGGGAGTAGCAGGTACGCAAAGCGCCATACTGAAATGGCGTACCGTTGACAATCACCTTCAAATGCAAGTTACCTCGCAAGAAAGCATAATTGTCAATCTTCTTCTTAATAGCCGTGCTATTCAAGAAGAGTGACCAGGGTGTAAACGTGGTTTTCACCCCAGACACATCAGAAGTCGACCAAGCAGTGGTATCAATCAATGTTGGGCGCGCCAAAAAATTACCAAGCGATAAATCGTCAGTATTATCAACACGCGCAACAGGATTGCCCGACGTCGGGAGCTCAAGAAATACACCACCTTCATTATCAATGAAGGTGACTGTCTGAGAGTCCTGAATTTGGGAACCAACTGCTGAGTCAACAGGAACATCACCCTCAATCTCTTCAGACTGAAGGTGGAAAGGATACAAACTACTCTCTATCCGAAGTGTATCTGCTTCGGAAAGAGGGGGAGTATTTCTGGTAACTCCCCCTTAACACTTGTTTTCAATTTTCTGTTGTTCTTTCTGTGACTAATATACAAATACGCATGAACAGCCAAATACACACGTACGTTCTAGCATGATTGACCCCAGAACTGATCCTTCAGTTCCTGCCAGGTGGGGAAAGTGGAGTCCGTCACATAGTGACAATAAGGCTCCTGCGAAGCTAGAGACATGAGGAACTTCCTCTCGTACTCAAACTTCTCCCGTCCGTACCAAAAGTACTCACGGGCGGCTGATTGCATCACTGCAACCATTTGTGCGTGTTGGTCAATCGTCTTAGACGGCAGCCAGCACATGAGGGACTTCCGAATGGAATCCTCCTCAAGGGGNCAGAGATAAGCTCCAACCTCCATGTCGAATCGCCACTTTCGCTTAAGAAAGCTGACATCATCAATGTGGATGTAAGGAACTGACTCTGACTCCTTGTCTGCCATCGTGTAAGTGACACCAATAGTCTCCAACTCCCGCTGAATAGCGGTATGATTGAAGAATGGTGTCAACTTACTGACTCCCATGACGTTGTCATCGCCATAGGTCATCAAAGCGACACTCTGCTTGAAAGTGTTCGCACGTCCACCCAACTTCACATACGCATAACGCATGTAGAGACTGTTCACCAACGAATTGATGATCACAGTGAGTGGGTGACCGGATGGGTTCGTGCCGTAGAACATAATGAGTTCCCCGCGGACATTCATCAGCGGAAAAGCAACATCATGTCCAATCCCCATAATGACGCGGGCATACTCATCAGAGTGACCCGCGGCACGATGGAGTTCAGCGATGATCCAGAACGCGGCAAGGATAAAATCAGCAATCATATGCTTGTCAAATCCTTTGTAGTCCCCAGCAACAATCTGGTCACAACCAAATTGTGTCAGGTACTCACGCATCTGTTGCCACTCCAAAGATTGGCAAACAGTTCCCGGACCAGCCTCAAACGTCATTTTGTTCTCCTGAACAAGCTTGACAAATGAGAGTAGGCGCTTACGCACCTCAAGGCTCCAGTCCACAGGACCACCAGCAAAGAAACGAGTTTTCTTCGCTTCCTGCTTGGCCTTTGTGACTGCCTCATCCTTGTTGTGGCCCATAAACACAGGGTACGCTCGGCGCCCTTGCTTATAGGTCTCATCAATGGAACGAACACGAGCCCAGACATCCTCATCAAAAGTCACACCTTCTGGGTACTTAGATGAGATTGCTGGTTGCAAAAACTGCTTCTTCGTCTTGTTCCATGGGAACCCCATAGAGGAATTCACATTGATACGATCAATGTACTTCACTCCAGGGAGTCCATTGACAGCCGCTTGATCTGAAAGTTCAAGCAATTGCCCCTGCCAGCCATCGGGAAGACCCTGTAAAAGGTCCTGCAAATAACTGGCTTTGCATTCATCAAGAGCACTGCGATCATAGTTCACCACTGGGCGAACCATCTCAACAATGTTCTTGCGGATCGGCTCCCAACCAGCCATCACGGGTTTACCGTAATTGGATGGCACACCATAGTGCTGCTCAAAAGCAACACATAGAGGTG